CAGAATGTAAGGTTCATGAACGTAGTTTAGAAGAAAATAAGGAGTAATTTAGTATGCGCCCAGTTGCTCCAGACCCACATTCTAGAGACGCGACCCTTAAGATTTTGCAGATTTCGGACGGCACATATGATAGGATGCCCGCCTCCGTGGGTGAAGATGGTATAATCATGGTCGAATGGGAACTAAGTCGCGAAGACGTAGCTGCCATTCTCGAGGGAGGCCGTGTTCGACTTTGGCTCGCAGCGGAACGTACACCGTTCATACCGGTAACACTAGAGATTGTGCTTCCGCCAAGCAACGACATCGAGGCCAAGGTTAAGCGAGCTTTGCTAGTTACAGCACGGGAGACTTAAGTCGTGCCTACGATGGGTGAGATTCGACTGCTGCTATCGCCGCTGATGGAGCGCTTGAACTTCGCCCGTCGTGGAGGCGTGACCTTCGGTGGAAACCGCGATCTATACCAAGCACTCGGGTATCAGAACGAGATCTGTCCGAAAGATTATCGTGCTCGCTATGATCGCGATGACCTCGCAGCTCGGATCGTTGATATCTATCCTCGTGATACTTGGCGTGGCGGTTCTGAAATCGTTGAAGACGACAATATTAAGATCGTTACAAACTTTGAGGAAACCTGGCAAGAACTTGCGCTCCGTGTAAAGATCTGGTCGATCTTCGAACGGGTCGACACCCTCGCGCGGCTAGGAAAATACGCAATCGTTCTGATCGGGACCCGCGGTTCTGGATCGCTAGACCAGCCGATGCCGCCACTCAAGTCGGCAGATGACATTGTCTATCTAACTCCGTTTAGCGACGAGGACGCTATGATCGACGAACAATCGATCGTTGGCGGAGTAGATGATCCTCGCTGCGGTTTGCCAAACTTCTACATTATTACTCGGTTACAGGGCCGTAACGGTCTCTCGCAACGGGTGCATTACACCCGAGTCCTTCACGTAGCGGACGGTCTACTAGACGACCCGCTGCGTGGTCAACCGTGCTTAGAACGTGTCTGGAACCGTCTAGACGATCTACAAAAGGTCGTCGGCGCAGGTAGCGAAGCGTTCTGGCTGCGCGCGCATCAAGGCTACGTCGCGACGTTCGATAAAGAAGTAAAGCTATCGGACGAGGACATAGAAGACGCGCAGCAGCAAGCTGAAGAATTTGCTCACCAGTTACGGCGCACGATCGGTCTACAGGGCGGCGACTTTAAGGCTCTTGGTTCGGACGTAGCGGACTTCTGGAACCCGGTAGACGCGATTGTGACGCTGATCGCCGGTGCAGTTGGTATACCCAAGCGGATACTACTCGGTTCTGAGCGCGGCGAACTGGCGTCAACACAAGACCGTATGACGTGGGAACGTCGTATCGTCGATCGTCGCCTCGAATACGCTGAGCCGATGATTATACGGCCGTTTATCGATCGGTTGATTGAGAACGGCGCTCTACCAAAGCCCAAGCAGTATAAGATCGTCTGGCCTCCGGTTGACAACTTGGACGATGCCGGAAAGGCGGCCGTGGCGTTCCAGCTAGCGGGCGTTAATGCTCGTATGAAGCAAGTCGCGGTGACTCCAGACGATATCCGCGTCAAGATTCTTGGTTGGCCCAAGCTAGAGGACGAGCATCCCGGTGAACTAGAGAATCCGTTTGAAGAGAAGCCCGAAGAGGAAGAACGTGACGAAGTCGGACGGGCTGCGAATCCTGAGAATCGGGAGGAAGAGTCATGACCGAACCACGTTCAGTTCGTCTAGTTGGCGCGGCTAACACGGCGCAGATACGCGTCATGAAGTTTGAAGGCCGTGACCATGTCGTGGTGCCCATCGTGGCCCTGATTGGGGATTCGGTAATCCATTCTTCGACGGCTAAGTTTCCTGAACTTGTTCCGTCACACGAACTCTCGATCTCGGTGCCGGGCTGGAACGGCGAACCGGTCGTAGGAAATCACCCTACCGATGATATGGGTGCATCAGTCGGAGCTAATGCTCCGCAGATACTTGAGAAACAGTCGTTCGGTCGGGTTTTTAACGCCGACTTTAAGAATAACAAGCTGACCTTTGAGGCTTGGCTAGACCCACAGAAAGCTGAGCTTGTCGGCCGAGACGCTGTTCGAGTCATAGAACGAGCACTAGAAGGCGAACCGATCGAAGTGTCAGTAGGTTGCTTCGTTACAACGGAAGAAAGGCAAGGTAGTCTAAAGGGAAAGAAGTTCTTTGGCGTGTGGCATGACATCGTGCCTGATCACCTCGCGATGCTACCCGAGGGATTGATCGGGGCGTGTTCTAACGAAATGGGCTGCGGCGTCAGGCAGGCCACTCGTTATCTTGTCACTGCTGAAGGTTTGGTACCTCACGACGAAAGGGAGTTGATGCCTATGTTTGATTCAAAGGCACTACGAGAGAAGCTACGTGCCATGTTTGGTGGCGGCGAACTCTTGGAATTCATGAAGTTTCGTGAGGCCGGTAGCGCACCGAGTGACCACGAGATTGGAGCGGCACTCGAGTCTGAGTTGTTCCAGTCGGAAAAGGCTTTTCTAGGAATTGACACTATCAATTCCCAGGAAGGCTGGGTGGTGTTTGCTGCTGCGCCGAAGGGCAAGGTTCAACTGTTCCAGCGTAACTTCGAGGTAGCGGACGGACTTGTTACTCTCGGGAAAGACCGCCTCCCGGTTGTTTCTAAGTACGTCTTCGAGGCTGCGTCAGAGTCAGAGACCGTGCCAGAACAAGAGAAAAAGGAAGCGTGCAAGTGTGAAACTGAAACTAAGAGCGCTGAAAGCGCTGAGGAGATCGTAATGGATGTGAAGTTGGAAGAGCGCGTAAAGGCGCTCATTGCCAATGAGAAGTCGGGTCTCAAGGAGACCGATTTCGAGTGGCTTTCCAAGGCTGGTGAGCAGGCTATCGTTCTGCTCGAGAAGGCGTGCGCTGAGCCGGCACCCGTTGCCGCCGCAGAGCCCGTCGTCGAGACCAAGCCGGAGAAGGTCACTGTCGAGGTCGACGCCGCCGAGCTCGCTGAGCTTCGTGCGATGGCGATCGAGGCTAAGCAGAAGAAGCAGCAGCAGAAGAACGAGCTCGTCGCCCGTCTTAAGGAGGCGCAGTCCGTTTATTCTGAGGCTGAGCTAATCGAGAAGTCTATCGAGGATCTCGTGAAGCTTTCTCAGGTTGCTAAGGTCCGGGTCGAGACCGAGGCTACCGACTTCAGCGGGGCTGTTCCGGAGAAGCGCGTGGCTTCCTCGGGTGATGGTGTGCCGCAGCCGATCGACTTGGGCGCTCGTATCCGCGAGCGTTATGCCAAGCAGCAGAACGGTTAATCCTGTTCTGGCTTGATCGATCAAAAGAGGAGTTGAGCATAAATGGCTAATCAGAGACAGGTAATCCTCCGGAACGAGTTCGCCGTTGTTCACAACGAGGACCTCGCGGCTGGAGAGGCGATTACTCCGGGTCATCTCATGGGCGTTTCCAGCGGCGAGTGGGTCAAGCACGCCGGCGCTGGCAAGAACGCTGCTCCGTGGTTCGCGCTCGAGCGCGACGAGCTGGGCAATGACATGGACGAGGCGTATGCTGCGGATGACATCGTCAAGGCGGGCTTCTGCCCTCCGGGTACGCATGTTAACGCGTGGTGCGCTTCTGGAACCGATCTTACCATCGGTGACTATGTTGAGTCTGCCGGTGATGGCACTCTGCGCGAGCTAGGGGTTGACGCCGCTACGGACCAGGACGAGCGGGAAGCAACCGTTGGTATGGTGATGGAGGACGTTGGTCCGGTCACCGAGCTAACTCGTGTTTGTGTCGTCATCGTTTAAGCAATCGAGCAGATAAAGGAGAAATAGAAAATGGGCGAGCGCATCCATCCGGCTTCGGTCGCAAGTCTGCGCGATTTGCAGGCTCTTTCTAGCGGTCGTTGGGCCGGTGAAAAGATGATGCAGGCCATCCGTGAGGGTAAGCCCCTCGGACCCGGCGTGCTGAGAACTAATGATACTCTCCGCAAGGATGAGTGGGTGCACTTCGACGAGCAGCTCGTCGAGGAGGCCACTATTCGTCTGCGCGGCGTTGCCGACCTTCAGGCGGCGGGTCTGGTTCGTAACGTACCCAATTCCATGGGTAAGACCGTTTACGAGTACGAACTGATCACCGACATGGAGCCGGCGACCGTTTCGCTGGACGGTAATACGCGTTCTTTGAGTGATAGGCAGGAATTCGAGCTTGCGAGCTTGCCTCTGCCGATTACTCACAAGGACTTCCATATTAATCTGCGTACTCTTGAGGCAAGCCGCACTCGCGGTGAGGCTCTTGATACCACGCAGGTTCGTACTGCGGGCCGACTCGTTGCCGAGATGCAGGAGAATATCCTGTTTAACGGTCTCGATAAGGTCTTCGGTGGTATGAATGTTTACGGCTACACCACGCACCCGCAGCGTAACATTGTCGGGTTCGGTGGTTCGGAGGCTTGGTCCGCTGCCGGCAAGACTGGTGAGGAGATTCTTACCG